TATTAGTGGGGTTATTACATCCCACCATGGCAATACTAATTGTTAGCAATAAAAAATTCTTCATACTAGTTTCTCCGTTGTAGTCCATAAAGGAAAAACAGGACGTTATCTCAACGTGCTATTTGCATTATTTATACACATTTAATGCTATAGATAAAAAAAGGGGCTACAATGTAGCCCCCTTAAAAATGTCCCTATTGGGATTCTTTTTATTCTTACATCAAGTTAGAAACTTTAACTCGTCTGTAATACTGGTTACGATCTGCTGTGAACGAGTCAGCGTCAGTATTGCCGTTAGACTGTGTTACGTATGGGTTAGCAATCATGCCGTAACGAGTCTTGAAGCCAATCTTTGGCTGGAAGGTGTCAGGATCAATCGCTCTAACCATCTGTAAAGGAACATACGGACAGTAGAACAAACCAGCGTCATATGCGCTAGAACCCTTATAACCAGCTACGTAGAACTGAGAAGCTGCACCAGTGTTTGCTGAGTAAGGATCAATGTAAACACGGAAGCGACCATTCAGTACGCCTGCGAAAGTGTTACCAGTGTCATCAACCTGAATGTTGTTGCTGAGACCTGAGCTATAGTCAAGAACGCCTGACATTGCAAGAGCAGAAGCTACGTCAGAAGAACAAATGATAAAGTTACCTTTGCCCCTACGAGTGTCTTGTGCAATTACGTTGGCATCACGCTCAATGTTGAACATGAGACCTTTGAAGCGTTCTACTGACCAACGACCGTTACTATCAACGTCAAGGTCGAAAGTACCAGGAGTTGCTGTAGAAGCAGCACCAGGCTTAGCTACCTTGTAGATAGTACGGATAACTTCACGGTTGATTTCAGCCAGGATTTCCTGTGAAAGAATGTTGGACAGTTCGCTTTCTGCGTCCAGACCATGAATCGCTTTCAAATCCTGAGCAAGTTCAACAGTGTATTCTGCTTTCAGAGCACGTGACTTGGCAGTTACAGTGGTCTTCTCAATGCTGAATGCCATTTCATTCAGAGTAGTACCACCAGCGTCACCAAAGCGCTCTGCTGCTGATGTGCTTACACCAGTATCAGTAGTGTAAGTACCATCAACAGGGTTAGAACCAGTGTGGTTGTTACCCAGAGTATCGCCTGCAGAGAAACCAGTATCGGCTTCGTTAAACAGAGCTTCAGTACCAGCCATTGAAGTGTAGTGGCTCTTCATTGCGAAGATCAAACCAGTAGGACCAGTCATAGGCTGTACACCAGCTACGTCATAGGCCATCAGGTTTGGCAACGCACGGCGAACCAGACTGATAAGAATTGGGTCATAATTGTCAACACCAGCGCCTGTGACGCTGTTTGCGTGTGCTGCTTCTGAAAGAACGCCTCTTTCTTCACGCAGCGCTTTTTCTTGGTTTTCGAGAACAACCGCAGTTACCGCTCTCTTGTACGGATCACTAATTTCGCTCAGTGACTCGTGCTCGAGAACAGGTTCCCACTTCTTCTCTAACTGTTCAGATAAAAACATTGAAGTTTCTCCTTATTGTTGTTATAAACTAACTTTACTATTTATAAAAATTTAACTTTTTAACTTAAAATTTTGTCTGTTTGCTGATAGCTGACGCATAACGCGACATAATTGAACTATCAACAACATCAATTTCGTCTACAGTATCTTCTAAGCTGTTAGAAGACTCAACCGTTTCTTTCTTAAAGTAGTTTTCTTTTACGACCTTAAGTTTGCTAGTATAAGAATCGGCTGAAGTATAAGTAATGTCTTCTACTAATGTAGCAAACTTTTCTGCTTCAGTGTCAGCTAGATCCTCAGAAATTTCAGTAAAGATATTCTGTTTCTTCAAGCTAACTGCTTCTTCGTTGAGGTCAATGTTCTTCTGAACCTGCTCATCAAGTTTGCTCTGAAGGTCATCAACCTTAGTCTGCATTTCAGTCATTACGTCATACTTTTCTTCAGGTACTTCAATGTAGTGTTCGGTAAATACCTGCTGCATACCTTTGATGAAGGACTCAGTGATTTCGTTACGAAGGCCGTTTTCAACAGCAAGTTCGTTTTCCTTCATCCAATTTTCTGTAACATAGTTAAGGTACTTGTCGATATTCTCAACCATTTCTTCCAGCTTGTTTTCAAACTCAACATTGGCCTGTTCTTCGAGGTCTGCCTCGATGGCTTCTACTTCGTTTGCTACACGGGAAGTAACAACAGCTTCAAAAATTTCAGCTGCCTTAACTTTAAATTCTTCAGTGAGGTTTTCATCACTTTCAAAGAGAGCTGTAAGATCTTCTTCGTAAAGGACATCGTCATCTTGCGCGACTTCTTCCTCTTCTTCGATTTCTTCAACTTCTTCTTCAGTGATTTCTTCCACATCTTCCTCAACGGCTTCGTCTTCTACAATTACTTCATCTTCTTCAAGCTCAGCTTCTTCACGATGTACGTTGCCCGCAGAGGACTTCTTCATTACATCAGTTTCACTTGGCTTGTCGTTGGTGAAATTAGCAGGAGCCTCTTTAGCACCGTTACCTGCAGGAAGAGTACCATCTTTGCTCGCCTTTGCGGAAGCAGCCTTACCTACGGCAGAAGTCAAACCACCCTTTGAATCAGCACCGGATAAGTCCTGCTTCTCTGGGTTAGGATTTGAATCGCCTTGAGTAGGGTTGCTATCGTCACGAGCAGTGAGCTTATCTTTAGGACGGTTTGCAGCACCTTCCATAAGCTCTCTGATTTTAGACTCTACACCCATTGTTATATCTCCTTTCGGTTAGATTTAAAACTGTCTTATATATTTATACAAATTAAATATTAGATAGCCTGTTTAAAAATTCGTTGAAAGCACGTATTTTGGCCTCAGCGAGGTCTTTACTGCTTGCTTTCTTAATAAACTGCTGTGTTTCTTCAATTTCTCTTTCTTGCCATATGCCTTTTACAAACACCCATTCTCTGCCTTCCATGATGCCCTGTACATATGCATCTGGGGCTGAAGGGTCAGCAACAATGTCAGCTGCTGTGGCAAGCATAAAGTCGTCTTGTACTTCGTTGATACCGTCTTTGTTTTCTTTTAGTGAACCTAGACCACGTGAAGAAACACCTAGTCCTGCACCTTCTTTAATTAGTGAAGAAGCAATGTTACCCAGAGGAGTGTCAAGGATCTTAGCCTTGCCTATCCAATTATCGCCATCTTCTTTAAGAGAGGTAATCATGTGTGAAACACGGTCGAGATTAATATTAGGACCATCTGGGTGCCCAAGCTCTCCGTATGCTCTCTTAGTATTGACTTGTTCTTCCATGTAACGGTTGACTTCTTTCGCCATAATCTCTCTAGGATAGACTCGACCGTTTCTGTTTTGTAAGTTAGACTGTAGAAAGACGCCTTCGATGTAGAGGCTTTTCTTGCCCGACTCTGATTCTTCTACAATAAACTGTAGATCCTCGTTAAGTTCTTTTATCAGTCTCATTAGTTAGCTCCTAAATTACCGTCAGCGCCTTGATGGGCTGTTGGACCGTAACCGTCAACCTTAGCCAACTCAAGGATAAGAACAGCATCACCATTAGAAATAGAAATGTTTATATCCTGATCGTTTTCTGTGTTTTCAGCAAAACCGTACCAGTCAGTATGGTCGCTGCCGTGTAAGTGTAGAATGTCCACACCGTTACGTGTAATAGTTACGGATGCGTTTTTATCACAATACCAATGTACTCCTGAAATATTAACTGCTGGTGTACTAGCAGTCTCAGAGGCTTTTAGTAAGTCAACATCAAGATCAATAGTGCCACTGTCTCCGCCAGTTCCGCTGACTCGGACTACGGCCTGGACTTGTGTCAACTTTAAATTAGAACTAGCGAATGCCATCTATTTTCTCCGTTTACTTTTTCTTTTTATGGTTCATGTGAGATTCTTGTGCAAGGACCTGTACGCCTTCTTCTGAGATCTCAACCTGTTCGATACCATGCTCAAACATAACCTTATACCAAGCAACATTGCCTTCTTCATCTGGAAGAGCGTGTTCGCCTGTGATAGGAGTGCCTTCACCAAAACCTTCTTTAAAGATCTTTGTAGCACACATATGCTTGTCGCCTTCTAAAGAGCCTTTTTCGACTCCATCCATTGGCGCCTCTTGGATATCTACCTCAACGCCTTCTCTGAATTGTCTAAACGTCTTCATTATCGTCTCCCGTTTCAACTGTTTCAGGCTCGGCGGCAGGGTCTACCTCAAGTATATGATCTTCACCATCTGCCAAACCCATTGCTTCTAATTCTGGATTCTTAAAAACACTTTTTGCAAGCTCTGTTTTATAGTCGTTTAGAGCTTCCCCAGCTCTCGCCTGCATGATAGCATTAAACTTGTCTTGGACTTCACTAGCTTTACCACTAGCCATACTTTGCATCATGTCTCTGATTGCTGCTTCTCTGTCCATCATTGTTCTCCTGTATCTTCACCGGCAGCTTGTTGCTGCATTGCCATTTCATGTTCTTGATCTTGTGTCATAAAAGGTTCTTCCATCTGCATCTGCATATTAATTTCTTCTATCTGCTCATCTGTAAGCATGAGTATCTCTTTCTGTACATACTCTTTACTAAACAGTGCGCCAATATAAGAAGAAGCACCTTGTAAAACTTCAAATCTACTTCTCAAAATCTCCTGATTCTTCGATTCAGTGTAGTAAGCATCTTGTGCATACTTGTATATAATCTTATCTCTAATGCCTTTCCAATCTTCTTCAGTCATAATGTTTTTCAAAACTAACTGTGTTTTGAGAAGATCGTCAAACATTATCGAAAATTTCTTTCTTAACTTAGAAATAAATTTAGTAAACTTCAATTCATCTCTGTTAATCTCAGCTGCTCGGCCAAAGTTTAGACCTGCTTGCTGTTCTAATCTCGATACAGGAACATTCAATGACTGATATAACTTCTTCTGGAAGTATTCTATATCTTCTATCTGTCCTAAGTTCTGTCCTGCTGGCAGTGTGTCAATTTGTGTACCCTGACTGCCTTCTCTACGTGGAAGCCAGAAGTCTTCCAACATAGACATAAACTTTTTGTCGTCCCTGATTTCACCTGTGTTAGCATCATATACTAACTTGTTACGATATCTATCCATGATATCCTTCAGGTACTGTTCTGCTCTGTTGCTTGGTAAGTTACCAACGTCAACATAAAATATTCTACGTTCTGGAGCGCGTGTAATACGATAAATTA